AAAATGAAGAGTATCACGATGCTTGTATTGCTAAACTGAAAGAAGGCACTTGTGACTATGACTTCTACCCTGAGACTGGTCGTAAGTATCACAAAATCATTATGAATGCGAATGGTTCGCGTTCTGTCCACGCTTTTGTGGACAAGAAGACTGGACAAATTTATAAAAGCGCCAGTTGGAAAGCACCTGCTAAAGGTGTTCGCTTTGATCTTCGTATCATTGAGCAGCGTGAATGGTTGCTTCAACATGCTGATTGGGCGGGTTCCTACCTTTATGCTCGTTGACCACTTGGAGAACTGGCACAGTGGGTGCTTCACGGCACCCCAGATGCCCTATAATAACCTTATGTTCAACACACCCGCAATGAACGACACCATCAACAACCTGACCGTCACCAAGTCCCTGCGCCTGCTGTGCAACGGTTTTAAGTCTGAGTTTGCTACCTTTGCACACGCTGATGAAAGAATGTGTGAGTTGCTTCACGAACTGGCAAGTGAGTTTGTGGATGCCAACATTCCTGTGGTTGATGAGGACAACCAGGTGGAACTTGCTATGATGCTACTGGAATCTCTGGACATCATTGCCCGATGACTTGGATACTTTTATGGATTTTACTTTCTATTCCTGTTGCAGTAATCGTTGGAAAGTTAATTGAAACACCTGATGACTACGACTGACAAACTCATCTTCATTTCATCCTTCATTTGGTTTTTGCACTGGGGTCAATGTCTTACGTCACGTATTCTGGATACGGTTATTCTAAACGCCTCTGTGAGGACGTTACCACTTGGTTTCTGAATAAGTTTCTTCCCCGTCATAAGATTGAGGTAGAAATTCTTCATCGCGGTCTGCGTCGTGAGCAGGTTTATGGTTATTGTGATTATGTGGGAGAATCACGTCGTCCCCGTGAGTTTCTGATTGAACTCAACACCCATATGTCTGAGGAGTTGTATATAAAAACTCTTTTACACGAACTGGTCCACCTGCGGCAGTGGGTAGTCGGTTCACTGCGACTCCGAAGCGGAAAAATGTATTATGGTAAAGAATGTATGGAAGATGTGGACTATTGGGAACAATCACACGAAATAGAGGCACGGGAGCAAGAAGAAACGCTATATGTAGAGTATATGAAAGAAGTAAAGGGCACATATGTGGATGATACTGTTACATTTACTTGCTTCACTCGCCCTCGACATTTGCTCTGAAACATGTTATAATAGATCAATTGCACCATAGATGATATGAAACCACTCTTCAAATGGACAGGCAGCAAGCAGCGCATGGCAAAGCAATATGCTGACCTGTTTTATCCTGAGAAAGTCACACGTTATGTTGATCTGTTCTGTGGTGGTTTGACTAACTTGCTGTGGGTCGCAGAGCGTTATCCAAATGCAGAACTGGTCATCAACGACTTCAACAGCGAACTCATTCTGATGTATCGCAGTATCAAGACTCATACAAATGATGTTATTGATGTCTGGAATGAATGTGTACAAGTATGGTTGACCAAGACACCAGAAGAACGTAAAGAATACTACTACGAACTGCGTGAGAAGTATTGTCTGACTGAACAGGATGATATTACTTACTCTGGTCTGCTGCTGTTTATGCTGCAGGTCAACTTCAATGGTATGTGGAAAGCATATCATAAGTGCAACAATAGGTACTCAACTCCTCCTGGAACTTGTCTGCAGAAGGAACCCTTTTTTAATGAAACAAACATCCGTGAGGTAGCACAACTGTTTCAGCGTTGTGAGATGCTGAATGAGTCGTTTGAGAATGTTCCTTTACAACATGGAGATTTTGTGTATGCAGACCCTCCGTATCGGGACAGTGTGGTTTTGTACCAGGGTGGATTCGCAGAAGAGCATCAAATTCAATTGTGTAACCTACTGACCTCACATCAGGGGCAGTTTGCCTACTCCAATAAGGATATTCATGATGGTTTCTATGCACAACACTTTCCTGGATGTAACATCTATGATATGACTGCCAAATATACGGCAGGCAGAGGCACTTCTACGCTAGATGTATCCGAAGTGCTGGTGACCAACTTCGATCCAGTTCAGAAACCGTCACAGAACGCCCTGGAAACCGCTCTGAGTGCCCTATAATACAAAGGTAATCAAGGGAACGGAACCCGTGACTCTGCCCTCCTACAGCGCCATCTCCTTCCGCTCTGAAGAAGAACACAAGGCAGCACTCTATGATGCTTGCCTGCTGATTGTGAATACTTACAATCAAAGTGAAATGTTGGATGGATATAATCATGGTGGAGTGACTTCCTATGACTTTATGAAGTTTGCTCGTAACGTTCTCAATCAAATTGCCGAAGGTAACTGAGATGATCACCGACACTGTTCAAGACAAACAGATTCGCCGCTCTATTCTGAAAGCAGTTGAGTCGATGGATCTGCGTCTACTTCAACGTATTGCCTATGAGGTGCGTTGTGAAGAGATGGGTATTCATCCTGATGGTTGGAAACTTTATCCTGAAGACTGATGGACAAACCAATTTTCATTCGACAGTTTGCAAAGCGTTGGTATTTGTGTTGGGCACATAGCGGTCAGACCATTGCATCTTTTGCAACACAATTTGAAGCATATGGCGCTCGCCGTGCTATGATAGAATACAACAAAACAGGAGGAAAACTATGAGTAACTTTTGGACACCTAAACTGAATACTGCAACTGCTCGCCGTCTGGATAAACTGGAGAATGAAGGTGTGAAGGTTGATACTAGCACTCATGAAGGTCGTCAGGTAATTGGTTACAACTATCTGGAACTTGTATCTGAACAAACTGAAGACTGATGAAATCTTTACTGCTTGCTGCTGTTCTACTGACTGGTACAGCATTTGCACAAACTGCACCAGCACCAGTTAAACAAAAAGTCTATCGCCCATTCATCTATGAAACTCCTTGTGTATTAGAGTCAGGTCTGCAGACCTATCATGATACCTGTAAGGTAATCGAAACCCGTGAGACTGGTGGAGCACTTCGCACTCGCAATATCTTCTCCAACCGTTTTGGTCTGACCATTAAATCATGGTTTGATAAGGAGAAAGGTTTTATGACTTGGGACAGTCATAATAAGTTTGCCTATAAGTGGGAGTATAAAGTTGCTGGAACTGGTGAGCAAGGTGCATGGTCAATGGTGATGCCTGGTCTTCTTCTTCAAAACGTATCTTGGGACTGATAACAATGACTGAAGCAACTGTACAACTGAATGTTCATGAAATTGGTGTGATTCTATCTGCACTGCAAGAACTCAACCTACGTGAGGAACATAGAATTGCACGGGAATATGGAAGTGTTCCAGCACTGTATAATAAACTCTACTCCCACTGGGAGCAGATGGACAGTTCCGAAACTGGTCTACGCAACGACGTGGTGCCGTCCTTCTGACCTATAATAAGGACATCAACAAGGGTGCTTCTCATGCCTGACTTCCCCACACTCCAGTCTGCAGACGGTACGATGCTGGTCGGTTACTATCCCGTTCAGACTCCTTATGGTGATATTTCGACCGAATGGTGCCTGCAGGTTCTGTCTTGGAAAGGTGTGGATCAAATCTCCAAGAAGTTTCTGAATCGTGTTGAGAAGACTCTTGCGATTCGTGAGCGTCTGGCACTGGGTTATGTCGAAACGGGTGATAATTCTGATCTGCCTCAACTTGGCAATCCTTTCTATGGTGCTTGCTGATGTCTCTTTCAACGACTGAACTGGGTGCAATGTTGAATGTGTTCACTTACTATCAGGATTGGGATGACTTGTCCGAACTGATTGAGTATGATGTTCACAAACTTCGGGCAAAACTAATGTCTGAGATGATGTCTGCTGTGTCCTACGATCTTGAATGCGAATGAACATTTCACCTAAGTATATTGTGACTGGTGTTGTATTTTTCACTGCTTTTTTTGCATACAATGCTTTTCTGATACAACGTGATCAGAGACTGTATGATGCTTACTATTGTAAAACGATTGGATGTGCAAATGAACGATGAAGACGTAAAGCAGTTTATTCTTGCTTTTGAGGACTTTATGAAACATGCCGATGTTGAGATGCAGAACTATGTACGACGTGAAGCAGCACGAAAGTACACAAGAAGTTATTTCGAACGTCAGGCAGCAGAACTAGGTCTGTCTGTTGATTATTACATACAGGAGTTTGTGTAATGAATCGACAAATGAAGTTGACTCTCGCACTGATACAAGTGGAAAACATTTCTTCACTGTTAAGTGATGGACCTTATGCTGAATTCTTTACATCACATTTGCTACCGATCAGGTATGAGATTGAGAGACAACAAAGTCTCTTGACAAATACAAATAGATACACTACAATTCAGGAGTAAACTTACCAAACACAATGAAAAGTCTGTATATTGTTGACTACTGGGTGCCGTTTCCTTCCAGTGAATATGGTGGAGTCATCAGTCTGATTGCAGAGGATGATACCGAAGCATTTGAACTGTTGGCAAATGAGGAAGGTTTTGATGAGAAGTATCAGAATCTGATTATGCCAACTGTTGTGAAGGCACAGAAGTTTAAACTTGTAGAAGACTATGAGTCTGGTATTATTGATGCATTTACGACCTGAACAATCATGACTGAACAAACACTCTATCGTATTGAAGAACTGACGACAAGTGGATGGGAACTTGTCGATGTTGACTATGTACAACTGAACCGTGAACAGGCAACGGAACAGTTGAATCAACTCATTGCCGATGGATACAACCCTAACCGTCTTCGTGCAATTCATGACCGTTGAGTTCCCACACCGAGCACCGAAAGGAATGTATTATGAGCAGACAGAGTTTAAACGCAATGTTATTGCTATCTGGATTCATTACGACCGTAGGTTTGATTACAATCTGGGTGATGCCGTTCGTTGTATTTGGGGATTCTATAATACCAAAACCAGAACCTATTACTCCCCCATCAACTCAGGAAAGATCGGGGACGCTGTTAGTATAGAACGAACATCACCCTATTCGGCAATGGTTCCCAAGCAAACTCCATTAGAAGCGGCATATGTATGAACCACAAGTTAATCATTATGTAAAGTGGAAACCTCATATTGAAGGGTGGGTGTATTTCAAGGATAAACAATACATCACCATTGAGATAGGAGTCAAACCAAAAAATGAAGAGAACTATGCCTGCTGTTCAATTCATCGCAATGACCGTTTGATGATTTTGTGTTATCATGATCAATGGAAAGAACTGACCTATGTGAAGTCAAGAGAGTCTGTGTATGAGAAAGAGAAGGTTTATGTGGAGACTGTGGGCGAAAGCATTAGGACAGAAAGCGACGAAAAATGACAGAGAAGCAGACCACATTGCTCATATACGGACTGTTATATTTGGTACTTATCTCATTACTAATCTATTCATTATCGCAGGCATCATAAGACATTGGAATGATCATTATGAAGTACCAGGTTATCTACTACAAGAACAAAAAGAAAAAAACTGCAGCACGCCTGACGGCAATATTCTATAGCATTGAGGATGCATCATTATGGGAACAACACGTACAGAAACAGGGTTATCTGAACAGCGAAATCGTACCAGTCTTCAACCATTAGTTTATTATCCTATACTTATTCTTACAGGTATTATTTCATTCGCAGTAGGGTCAAATGCTTATACACAATCAACTATTAACAATACTTTGAAGATGTGTAATCAACGTCCATTAGAGTGTAAGTTCAAGTATGATATGGTGATGTATCAAGAGACTGGTAAAATACCTTATACGGAGGTAAAAACAGGTCAAAAAGGTAAAAAATAGGTTAATTTAATAAAAAAATGTATTTAAAAACATTAATTAATGATTTATTTGGTTCTCAATAAGTATTGTTTTATTGAGAATCAATAAGGGTTATTATTGAGAATAGTAGTCTTATAAAGGTCTCTTAGTCTTTATAAACCCTATAAACCCCTCCTAGTCTTGTGACCTTAGCGAGCGTATCATAAGACGCGCAGTTTGTCAAGTGCGGCGCCCGCAAATTTCCCAGGACCCACACATAAAAAACTTGACAGTCTTATGAGTTCGTGGTAGAATATCGACGAGAACATAACGAGATTTGCATCATACTCGAAACAGAACTCGACGAGACTTATGTTACGAGAAACACACAAATCTAAACGAGAATACATATATACTCTTATGAAACTCGACGAGACTAGGTGGGCATAGGGCTTGCAAACTCGTCGAGCTTTGTGTTACAATACACTAGCGTTACTAAACTCGACGAGCTATGTACGACGATTACGATCTCGACTATTCATTTGCAAACGATTATACTCTCGACGAGGATGCATTCTATGCACATGATCTCGACGAGGACTATGCACGAGATGGGCAAGACTACGAATCACTAGCATATCGACACTACGCATAATAACACAACGAGATACCCATGTTAGCACAAAAACGTACAGTACGTGTTACATTAGATATCGAGTGTTATGATGATCTAGATCTAGATCATATTAATTGGCGTGAGATATTACAACTCGAAGGTGACGAGGAAGTCTATCCTACCATCCAGGAGTTGGACCCCTTCGAGTAATGTGCCAGTTTATAAATTGGCACAATCCTCCCTATTCTCAATAAAGGTTTCTTATTGAGAATGACTATTTTATGGTAGGATGAGTGGCGATGTATTGTCGTCTACAGGGATACCTCTCCCCTCATCTGGTTGTATACGTAAGATATCAGGACCCCAGACCAATTGCAAGGGGTCTTGTGCCAGTTCTTCTAGTGGCACAAGGGGGGTTGAATTCTGCCACGTGATGGTTTATGTTACTCAGGTCGTCGCAATTGATTCAAATGTGTGGTCCCGTTTTTGAATATTCCCGTGAAGATTTCCTGAATGATGCTTCCCCCGAAGAATGGGCGGAATGGGAAAACAAAGCAGCAGAACTTGAACTGCCATTGGATTACTATCTGCAGGAGTTCGTGTGACAGTCGGATAAGTGGCACAAGGGGGGTTGCAATGCCCCCCGATTCGTTCTACATTACATTCGTTCCTGAGAGACACACCATGTTTGATGAACTCTGGTCTGAAATCCAAGACATGCCTGGTGAGATTTTTGACCTCGACATTCCCGAACTTCGTGATACTGAGAAGTTCGACATGAATGAGTACCTGAACGCTTCCTACGATTACTGATAACAATGCCTGAAGTTCTTGAACTAAACCAAGCAGAGATTCGTGCTCTGTTGGATCTCATTGAGTTTCATGATGATTGGGATGAATGTAGTGAACAACTTGGCGTAGATGTTGCTGCTCTTTATGATAAAGTTTCCGCATTGGTGACCTACTGATGAACTATCTCACACCCGACGATCTTAACAATCTGATTCGTTTGGTTGAAGATAACAACCAGTACAATGATGATGAGGATAAAGAGTTCTGGGATGACATTCTCATTCGTCTGAATCAAACCTACCGCCACTGTCTTGATGAGTTCTGAAATGACTAACACTTTTGATCGTGAAGCACTGGTTGAAGCATACATCGACCGTTTGCTTGACAACATGAGCACCAAAGATTTGCTGCAGATTGTTGGTGATCAGATGGAAGAAAATCTCACCAGTTATACTGATGAGGAACTGATTTCAGAGGTTGAGTCTTACTATCCCGACCTGCTGGAGGACAGTTGAGTAAGTGGCACAAGGGGGGTTGCGGTTCGCCGTGACCCCTGCTATCTTAAGAGTATGAAAAACACCCACCTCGAACACCCCGAAGATACCATCCTCACGGGTGACCTCTCTATTCTTGATTGGTTCGTGACTGAGGGTACTCTCAGCGTGAAGATTGATGGTGCTCCCGCTATTGTTTGGGGAACCAACCCTGCCACTGGTAACTTCTTCGTGGGGACCAAAAGTGTCTTCAACAAAGTAAAGATTAAGATCAACGAATCGCATGAGGACATTGATGCTAACCATGAGGGTAATGTAGCGCAGATTCTTCACTGCTGCTTTGATAGTCTGCCCCGTGTGAAGACAATCTATCAGGGAGACTTTATCGGGTTTGGTGGACTTTCGGAGTACACTCCCAATACTATTACATACCTGTTCCCTGAGATTGTAGAGCAAAGCATCATCATCGCTCCTCACACTTGCTATTATGCCGAGAGCGATCTTCGTGATGCTGTTGCAATGCCTGACCGTTCTATCTGGAATGATACTGAACATGTGAAGTTTGTGCAACCTCAAGCATACATTCAGCACGGTCAAACGTCGTTCGCTGATGTAGAAGAAGTCTGCAACTTTGCCCGTCAAATGTCTACTGCCTGTGAGTTCGTAACTGATAAGGAAGCAGCAAAGATCAAACAACAGATCAATGCCTGCATTCGTGCTGGTGAAGAAGTCAACCCTGAGAACTTTGATTGTGATGCTAACCTGCTGCGTCTGTGGGCACTGGTGAAGTCAATCAAGGATGACTGTTTATTTCTCTGCCGCAATGATGGTCCTGCTGCTTATCTCTACGGCAACAGGATTGATGCAGAAGGTTATGTGATGACCAATGAGTTTGGTATGTTCAAACTGGTGAATCGTGAGGTCTTTTCTAACGCTAACTTCAACAACCAACGCTTTCAGTGTGCCAGTTGAATAGGTGGCACACACCCCGTTGATCTGCCCCCCTGGCACCCTATACTGATCTCATCAGCAACCAACCCCATGGCACTGACCCGCTACGAAGTCCGCTACCAGGTCCCCTACAATGCCTGTGAGTGGCGGTCGCAATGGTTCCCCACCCTGGCAGAGGCGGAACGCATGGTAGACTTCTACCGCTCCTGTGGTTCCCCTGCTCACTTGGCACCCTGATGAGAACCCTAACCCGCTCCCGCTCTGCAGACTTCCACCGTGCTACCATGCTCAAACTTCTGGCAGTCGCTGGCGTGACCTTCCTACTCTGGAGTCCGCTTGCCCCCGTCCGCTATGTGACAGCAGACTTACTGGCACTCACTGCCGACCAACTGCGCCGCTGACCCCTTACAATACTCTCAGTTCACAAGCGAACCCATGAAAGTCCGACCCATCGGCAGCAACCAGACCGAAGTGACCCTGGCAAACGGGACTGAGATCCTGTTCTCCTATTCCGTCCCCGTTGCTGCCATCGTGCCTGGTAAGGGGTGGATCCGCTCCGCTTTCAAGCACAGTGCCACCACCACCAAGCATGTCAACGCTTGGTTGCGGAAGAACTGCGGCGGAGACGTGCTGACTGTGCCACAATGGGATCTGGATCAGTTGGTTGCCTTCTGACCCCAGACCCTGTACAATTAGATCACAAGGGAACGGCAGCGCCCTAAAGACTCCACCACTCTATCGCCCGTGTCGATCACGGTAATTTAAATGACTTACAAGACTGACGGTTCTGTTCACCACGGTGGTGTGAAGAATGAGGATCAAACTGTTCGTATTCTGAACGAACTTAAGATCTATTCTTCCGCTGTAGAAAAGCGTGGCGGAACTAAAGTAAAAGAAGATGCCGTCGCTGGTGATCAACTGATCAGCATTAAGCGCAAGGAAGGTATCACCAACGGTTCGTTCGATTGGTTCAACACCAGCGCCTACAATGATGCGCTGGGTGATACTTTCACTCACTTCATTTCCAACATGAGGGAGTTGCGTCAGATGCCCGAATCGCTGCGCTCTGATGAACAGTTTGTGCTGAAGATCCGCGACAGTTTTAACAACCTTTGTGAACTGGCATTGGATACTCTGACCTCTGCACAAGTTACTGACATCCTGCGTCGCGGTCTGATTGATGCTAACGCTGGTTTTGATGTTGTGATCAACGACACCAAGACTTCCGAACTGTATAAGTTCTCTGCAGTGCAACATCCTGCAGTTGATTACATCTCCAAGGGATACAACATTGTTCTCAAGGGCAACGGCAAGTCTTCCCGCATGGTCTACTTTGTAGATGCCGATGGGAATGTGTATGACTGTGGTCTGCGTTTGCGCGTCACCAGTAACAACGGAATCAATGCATTTCTGGGAACCAGTAAGGCAAACCGTAACTCACAAGTTGTCATCAAACTGCAGCAGGATAAGGTATCACAACTTCTGCAGCAGGTCGGTGCCGATGTGACAGTCTACTGAGTGTCCACTGGGGGGCGACTCTGCCCCCTCCGACCCCTTACAATACTCTCAGTTCACAAGCGAACCGACCATGACCTACGCTCAGATCACCGCCTCCGAACTCTCCGCCTCTGAGGCACGGTGCGCCATCTATGATCTGGCAGATGATTTCTCCTGGGAGACCGTCGCCCGTGAGATGATCTCCCAGATGAGCGGCGATCAGGCACGGGAGTTCCTGGAGGACTTCATCTCCCTCTATGCCGATTGAGGCACTGGCACAAGGGTCCTGAGCACCGACCCTAAACTGCTCTACAATGATCACAGGTTGAGGGGGGCACTAAGACCACCCCGCTGCCGCCAACCTGGCACACTGGGCATCCGCCTGGCAGCAAACCTCAACCTTTCAACCTTTCACCAAACGAACCCCGATGCGTTACAATCCCGCTACCGACCGCGCCCTGAGCATTGATGAGATCGCCGCGCAATGTAAAGCAGCAATTCTAAAGGCAGATCGTCAGTATGTTGAGCAGGTTGCTGATCGGATCTATGATGAGGTTCTCTCTTTCTCACTTTGGGAGAATGATGTACTGATCGCTGCCTGAGTTAGTTACCTTAACTGTTCTTTCTTAATTCACACAAATGATCCGCTACGAAGTTCGTTATCAGACTCCCTACAATCAGTGTGAATGGAGGTCGCAATGGTTTAAGACTTTGGATGAGGCAGAACGTATGGTGGCATTCTATCTGTCCTGCGGTTCTCCTGCTCATCTGGCACCCTAACTTTCCCTCTTCGTTAACTCTTACTTTTTTTTCAAATGACTCTGGACCTCGCAATTTCTCTGCTTCGTCAAGGTAACAATGGTGATCAAATTCTTCAGATTCTTGACTCCATCTCAAGTGACAGTGAGCAGGGGACTGTAACCGATTTTGACGGCACCCCGATCGTATGGTGACAGTCTGACAACCGCACACCCCCGCCCTGATTCGTCGGGTGGGGGTCCTACACTATGGGAACCAAAGCAAACGAACCCGATGATCTTCCCTCTCTCCATGTGCTCTGACCTCCAGACCCGTCAGATCAAATGGATCTCCCGTGCTGACCAGGAGCGCAACGCCTACCGCCCCGTGGGTTACATGCACTGGGGTCTGCCCGCCACCGTGCTGGCAGCCCAGTATGCTGAGACCCATGCCCCCCATCGCTGCCCCGTGAGCGGGTGGGTCAGTCAGCAGGGGTGACCTGTTCGTTCGTGAACACCAGCGTCCCGCCGTTCCGCCGCGTCGGGGGGCGCCCCCGTTATAAAAACCATGGGTCCCCCTAACCTACAAAGTGTTACGGACGCGAGTATAATATACTGTGCTATATAAATCTAAAAAGAAGATTCATATACACGAAATGAGAAAAAATTCCGGAGAAAATTTTCAGTCTGTACAAGTCGATCCAATCACGGGCGACTATTACATTGTAATTCCTGAGTGGATTACAAACGATCTTTCATGGTACGAAGATACACAAGTTCGCCTATCAATTGAGGGTGGAGATCTCGTAATAACCGAAACTGAGGGTGATTGACAATCTCTACATAATACTGTATGATCATTGATGTAAACGCATTCTATTATGGCTAAAGGATTTACCGTAAAAGCAAAAACGCCGACTGCCTCAGAACCAGAGTGGGACTACAATCTTGCCCGTGAAATGGTAAAGGGTAAGACAATTGTGTTCTGTCTACCTGGAAGAGGAGTCTCATATACTTACTTAAAGAATTTTGTTCAACTTTGTTTTGATCTGGTACAGGCAGGAGCAAGTATTCAGATCTCACAAGACTACTCATCAATGGTGAACTTTGCCCGTTGTAAGTGTCTTGGAGCAAATGTACTTCGTGGACCTGATCAGATTCCCTGGGATGGTAAACTGAAGTATGATTGGCAATTATGGATTGATAGTGATATTGTTTTCAATACTGAAAAGTTCTGGCAACTTGTTCTGATGGATCAAGACATTGCTTCTGGATGGTATTGTACAGAGGATGGTAGAACAACCTCTGTAGCACACTGGATGGAAGAGGATGATTTCCGTAACAATGGTGGTGTTATGAATCACGAAACCATTGAGAGTATCTCAAAGCGTCGGAAACCATTCACTGTTGATTATGCTGGATTTGGTTGGTTGTTGATTAAGAACGGAGTCTTTGAACACTCAGAGATGAAGTATCCTTGGTTTGCTCCAAAGATGCAAGTCTTTGAATCTGGTGAAGTACAGGATATGTGTGGAGAAGACGTATCATTCTGTTTGGATGCAAAGGAAGCAGGTTTTGAAATCTGGTGCGATCCTCGTATCAGAGTTGGTCACGAGAAGACAAGAATCATTTGATGGCTAACGAACGGTATAATATTCTCTGTAAGGGAAGAAGAATTTATTCAAGTCTTACAGAAGAAGAATATTTCAATGTGATGGAGGATCTGTCTATAGAGTATTATCAGACAGGTGCTCCATGTCCTGGAGATCTTGAAACTGAAATTTTATTGGAGAATAACAACGTATGGCAGCAAAAGCAAAAGGTGGTCTGAATAAGAATAGTTCTTATCTTCCTGGTCCTCC